ACAATGCGCACAGGTCCACACAAGCAATGTTCCAAGAAGCGTTCAGGAGTTGTCCATTCTTCATTGACATATCGGTCAAAGACATGTCGAGGGAGTTTCGACCAGAGTTCATCTTGTTCCGTCCATCCAGGTTCTTGAAGCAACGTTCCAAACTCGGAGTCGTGAAACCATAACACTTGCATGTCTGCATGATCTTGAAGTGAATGCTCTGCGCATCCAACTCGTTCTAAGGAATCGTTGTATAACCAATACACATCTGCATGGTCATAGGAAGGGTCTCGTGACCCGCGATAGACTTCTTGTCCGTCCATCATCCAGGTATCCGCTACGACATCCAAATCATTTTCGGTGATGTCGGAGGAAATGTTCGTGTATAAGAACTCGGAGTGTAGCCGTGAAAACATTATTGAATCGTCAGTTTACGCAAATGAAACTGAAACGCAGACATCGTGACGACAAACCGTCTTGGTTGCCGAACGAGATAACTCGTGGCGTTTGCGTCGTCCCTCAGCCGCTTGAAGGGTGGTTGAACATTCGTCCATATCCTTTTGAATGTCGTCGTAGTGTGTTTCAAGGTAATCCAAAATCTCATCCTGAATCGCCCACTCGAAGAAACTGAGTTGTCCTACCGTGGTGTTCAACTCCATGAACTGGATGCGTTTCCAACGACAGAACGGGTCAAACATCTTTTTGCTATACGCTTTGAGATGGGCTTTATAGGCAAGATATACGATCACATGTCGTCCAGTCTTAGTCACAAAGGAAATGTTATGCTTCTTCGCATAGTTGGTCACGAGCCAATCAATGAGTCGTAAACTGATTTTAGACTCACCCGAGAGAATGGTCTTCACCCGAGCGAGTACTTCAGGATTACTATAGAATCCTGCGAGTCGATGTAGGACGAGTTGGTCTTTGCTTTGAATCTCCATAGTGGGTTTAGTTGCGCTCATTGAAAATGCCTTTTATATATAATGTCGGCAATGTATCTTTCATCCGTCGGAGCCGATCTCAAGGAGATTGAACCTCATACGCGCGAACTAGGAAAAGTCGTAAACGAAATGCAGCAAAAACTTATCACTGAAGTGCGAGTGTTGGAAGGCACTGAAATTGAATCCTATCTTGCAGTGAGGAGTGCTCTTGAAAACGAACTTTCAACGACGAAGCTTACAGAAGAACAATGGAAGAGCGCCTTACTCAATGGTTGCTCGACAACCGACCCTACACCGGATTCAAACGAAGACTGCGAGACTTCCTCTTGTTTTGCAGGACTCTTGAACCACGATTGTCGCTTCGTCTTCTTAAGCAACAGGTCTACGCCCTCGCCGACCGACTCATGCTCGGGGAAGTCGGACGACTGTGGATGCGAGACAGGTGCTATGAACGTGTATTGCGAATGTATGGAGCGAACGACCAGCGGACGGAGGCCTGGCACGCCAAACGAAGTGAAATGATTACTGCTTCGGAAGTCTATGGAGTCTTCGGTTCTGAATCTGCACGACGAGAAGTCATGATGCGAAAGTTAGAACCCAAACCTCCTGGCGAAGGAAATGCGGTGCCTGCATTGTTATGGGGTACACGGTTCGAACCGGTTGCAAAGAAGATTTACGAAGAACGAACCAAGTGCACGATTACCGATGTCTCCTGCGTCCAGCATCCACGCTACACATTTCTAGGCGCATCCCCGGATGGATTGATTGTGCCGAACGCCGATGACCCAAAACGCTATGGTCGTCTGGTCGAATTCAAATGTCCTATTAGTCGTGCACTGAAAGCGGAGATTCCACCTGGATACATTCATCAGATGCAAATGCAGATGGAATGCACAGGGATTGACGAATGCGAGTATGTCGAGTTCCGCTTCAAGCAAGTGAACTATTCGGAATGGGTTCGAAGTACTGAGCAGAAAGGTATGTTTACAGTCTACGAAGATGGAAAGGTTGTCTACGACAAAGACATCTATGAAGATACGACGCAAGTCATCTATTGGTTATTGACCTCGATCAAAGAGGACTTTGTACCCAAGGACCCAGAGTGGTTGCCTAAACACTTGGAAGGATTGACACAGTTCTGGAATGAAGTATTGGAGCACCGCAAGAATGGAACGCTACCTTCTAAAACAGAACTTAAACAGGTTGTATCTCTGGACTTATAATGGCACATTATTGGGCAGGTGGATATAGTATCTGTGCAAAAGATGGACCCATCGATCGATTCGTTCGATGTCTTTTTCCAGAGATTACAATTCTCTCTTCAGATGGGTTTGGACTTGAAGGGTTTGGAAACACACCTGCGAATCAGTATCCTTCTTCAGAGTATGTCGGTGCACTCTGTTCCCGTGTTCAAAAGGAAAATCTAGTACTTCTTCCATTGGATGATAAAACATTTGAAGATGGTCTATTCAAAGACACTGCACTCCCAGAGTGGAACACACGACAACCCATTCTGTTTTGGCGCGGTGGGTCTTCTGGATATGAGATTCCATCAATTCGTGAACGAGTGATTACAGCTCTTATCGATTCTCCTCATTCAGATGTAAAATTAACTCATTGGGGTGGATGGGAAAATGGCAAGGGTATCCCCGAACGCTTTTTTGCAGAACGATGTAGTATAGAACACCACTTTGGATACAAATACATTCTCATTATGGATGGAAACTGTGTTGCGTCGAATCTTCAATGGGTCTTTGGGTCGGGTTCAGTTCCAGTGATGGTTACGCATCCAGACAATGACTTTTGGTTCAAGAGATATTTACTACCCATGGTAAATTATGTACCCATTCAGTATGATTTGTCAAACTTGAATGAGACCTTGGAATGGTTAGTTACACACGATGAAGAGGCTAAACAAATCGCTCAACAAGCAAAGAAGCTAGCAGATACCATTTTTGAGCCACAGTTTCAACGAGAACATCTAGAGTCTGAATGCAAGCGTCTTCACAACGGGAATGGGACTGTTCAAGAATGATTCTAACGGATCGGTCGTCCATTGAGGATTCTCCCATGGATTGTAGTCAAAAATAGACCCACACAGTGAGGGTTGTAGTGTGTATCCTTGTTTTGATATGTAATAGGGTAGCATGCGTTCTAGTGCTTCAAATTGATGTTTAGTGGTTATGTTAGGTAAGGTGAGTTGTACGCCTTTTTGTATAGCAAACGAGCATCCTAGAATTCCATGTCGATAGGTTTCTCGAAACTCCGTGTAGTTGGATTGAAGTATGTCTTGATAGCAGGTATCGTATCGTCCACAATCCAACATACCGTCGAAATGAAAGATAGGTAGCACATGAGAGTTGGGTATAGGCAACTCATGTGTTACAACCATGCTATCGTGTAGAATATATGCATACTCAGTGGATTGTTCGTCTAAATAGGCTTGTAACGCACCCACTACAGAAAACCCTGGATTAGACCGTATTGTTGCATCATATTCCATAGTAAGTGGTAGACTGTCCTTAGACAGCAAGAGGGTAATGCTAGTCTCTGGGTAAATTCGTCGAATACTGGTGTAACATCTTCGTAACAGCGTTTCTTGTTCAGTCGTATCCAGCTTTACAGGTATATAGAAAGCCATTTATACCAAGGCAGTCTAATAAATCAAATGTTTTATCTACGTGAACAATCCTTACGAACAGACACACCTGTACTTCAAAAGCTATCACCGGATGGACTTCTTTTTCTTGAGAAACAAATTGCGTATGATTTTGCCAATACTGGAGTCTACGAACGATCACTCATTGAGTGGGCAATGTCCATGATGGACCCAAGCAAAGTCTTTATCGATATTGGAGCACATGTAGGAACGTGGACACTTCCCTTTGCGAAACAGTGCGTCCATGTTCATAGCTTTGAATGCTGTCCACGAACGCACAACTTCTTATGTGCGAACGTTGCGTTACGAGGACTCGATTATGATGTCACAATCCATAAGACTGCATTGGGAAATCATACTGGAACACTGCCCTATTATTTCAGGTCGGAAGACGGAGGTGGAAACAGCTGTATTGATTTCAAAGACAAGGTGTGCGACTCGATTCAAGTACCGATTACAACCTTGGATTCGTTCAATCTCAACAACATTGGTTTGATCAAGATTGATGTAGAAGGCTTTGAAAAGGAGGTCTTTGAAGGGATGCAAGAAACCCTCAAGCGAAATGGATATCCACGTATCTTCTTTGAATCGTGGGCAGACTATCGTGAACGCGAAGGACTTCCTGCAAAGAAACTGCGTGAAGAGTTGTTTGAGTATCTTCGTTCGATTGGATACTCTGTAATTCCAGTGCGTGGGTGGGAAGAAATGTTCATTGCCGAACGAAACACTGACACCACTTCGACCTAGGACTTGCAAACTTTCGATTCCATTCATCAATCGTGTATTGACTGCCCATACTCAGATTACATCGACCACAAATAGGAACTAGATTGTCGACGGTAGTCTTACCGCCTTTGCTTTCTGGAATGTTATGTCCACATTGGAAATCAAAGACGTTGATTCGG